CGGCGTCCGCCTCCCGGTCCTCCGGCGGGGCAGCGGCCACCGCGCGGACCTCCGCGTACAGCACCTCCGCCCCCTCCCTCAGTAGGACCGTACGGTCCAGCCCCTCGGCGGACTCCTCGGGCTCGCCTGTCGCCCGAAGGAAGCCCCGCATCTTCGCTCGGAGCTCCTCGGGAGGGGCGCGCCCCTCGGTCGCCTGGAGTGCGGTGTGGAGGATGTCCCAGAGCTGGGCCTTGTGGTCGGCGGAGAGCATCTAGCCCCCCTTCACGGCGTCCCGGACGGCCTCCTCTATGTACCGACTCAGCTCCCGCGCATCCTCGGAGAGAGTCCCCCAGGGACCCAGGGCGGTGTCGGGGACAAGGGAACCCTCCGTCTTTCGTTGGAGGAGCCACCGCACATACGCAGCCTGCACGACCTTGCCCAGACGATCCCGCTCCGCGCGGGCGGCGTCGTAGTCCGCAGGCGGCGCCACCCCCTCCGCGCCGCCGTGCCCGCTTCGGCACACCGTCCCGGAGGGTGTCTGGTACTGCGGAGCCCCGCACGCGGAGCAGAGGAGCCCGTTGAGGGGGAACCCCGTGATCGGAGGAATCTTCATGGCGTGCGTCTCCCTGGGCGGTTCCGATAGATGGCTACGAGCTCATCGAACCGCGCCTTGTCAAAATAGGTACGCCGCCGCCCGTTGTAGAACACGAGGCCCTTGGCGCTCAGAACGCGACGTAGCGCCGCGGGATGCGCCCCCGCCTCCCGCGCCACGTCCGCGAGGGTGTAGCGATCCTGGAGGCTCTGGATGTACGCAGCACGCACCCGCGACCACGGAAGATGCCTGCGCGTCGAGACCGTTCCGTTGCGCGTGAGTCCGCGGCGCGTGTACGGCTTGTGCTGCTGAAGAAGGCGATGCACGACATCCCGATGCACCCCCAGCCGCCGCGCGGCCTCCGTGAGCGTGACGTACTCACTCCGATCCTTGGACAGCCCGAGGAGTTTGGCCCGCTGACCAATCGCGCCCGCCGTCCTGCCAGGAAGCCCTTTGAGGAGCATGGGGGACGACGCGCCCGAGCACCAGAGCCAACGCAGCCGCCCCACCTCCGCAGCGGACCACGGCCCTCGTCTTGGAAGCGCCACGGTGATCCCTGCGCGCTTCGCCGCCAGAAGGAGCGCCCTGTGCGGGACCTTGAGGGCCTTGGCGACGGCGATGTACGCGCCCCGGAGTTTCCCCGTCCGGCGCACGTACTTCCGCAGAGCCGTGCGTGCGCGCTCTAAAAGCTCAGGGGTCCACCGAGTGTCCGTAGGCCGCCGGAGGTGCGCTGCACGCGAAGGCATCAAACACGGATTTCGCGCGGAATGAACCCGTACGAGCCGTAGCACGCTGCGTACAGCGCCAGACCGAGCGGCAGGTGCGCGGCGACGCGGCCATGAAGGACCGAGAGGGGAAGGGGGTCGGGCGCGGCGTTGTTCGCACACAGAACGCGCGCTGCTGCGTCCTCCGCGGCACTCTCGTACCCCTCACAGTAGAGGACTTCGAGGCTCTCCAGGACCCACCCGGGCGTGTCCCGCAGACGAGGCGCATCGCTCGTCCGGGCGGCGAACTCCTTTCGTTTGGCCGCGAAGCGTACTGGATCCTCTTCAGGCCCCCCAGGAAAGGACTTCAGGGCCTCTGCCGCGTCACGCAGCACCAAAGGCAGCCCCGCGTTCGCAGACACTACCAGATTCACCAAGGCGACGGCTGCGCGCCAGCGCAGCTTGAAGGACACGCCCCACTCGCGGGCAAGACGTAGCTTTGAGCACACCGACGCGGACTCCCAGTACCCAGGCCACGCGCGATGCATCCCGAGCATGTCCACGTCCCGGAGGCGCGGATGCCGCTGTGGCGGCTGGAGTCCTATCAGAAGACAGGTACGTCCTGTAGGGAGGGCGACCGTGAAATGGTCCTTGTACCGCCACACGTCCCAGGCGACGTAATCGTGGGATGGACTGGCCAGGAAGTCCCGGGCGGCCTCGTGGGTGTACTCCCCGAGGACACGCCACTCGCCGCCCGCCCCCGCCCGCGCGTAGAGAGGGTAGGCGACCTCTCGAAGACCCTCGGAGATGAGGGTCACGGAGACTCCTGAAGAAGCTCCGTCGGATCGTCCGTGAACACGAGCTCCTCTCCCTGTTCGTCGGTGAGGGTAACGCGCGCCTCGGACAGGAAGGGAGAGGGGGCGAGGGGGCGGAAGCGCTGCCCCACGATGGCCCCGCGCACGGCGGAGAGGATGAGGTGGTCCTTCGCGCGGGTGATCCCAACGTAGAAGATCCGACGCTCCTCCTCGGGGTCGTCCGCGCGGATGTGCGGGAGGAGGTTGTTGTTGACCCCGAGGACGGCCACCACGTCCCACTCCGCGCCCTTGGCCTTGTGGATGGTGGCGATGGTCACGGCCTCCGTGGGCTGTCCGTTCTTCTTCGCCTCCCGCTCCCGCCAGAGCACCTCCGCGATGTGGTCGAGGAAGGCCGGGATCGTAGGGAACCGCGCCGAGGTCCGGGCGAGCTCAAGGACGTTGGACACCCGGGAGGACTCCGGGGTGTCCTCCCCCTCCGACTGCTGGAGCCATGTGAGGTACGAGGTCTGCCCGAAGAACGCCCCCAGTACGTCCACCGGAGGGAGCTTCCGGAGAGCGAGATCCTCCACGGTGTCGGCCCATGCCCGCAGTCCCCGAAGGGTGCCCTGCTTGAGCTTCGCGGTCTCGCAGAACCCAGTGACGCCCTGGGCCCAGGTCTGCCAGGGGAGGGGAAGCATCCCCGTGGCGGCCTTGAGGTAGGACTGGAGCTCCTTGATGGTAACCTTACCGACGTAGCGGTTGGGCGCGCTCAGGGTCCGAGCGAAGTCGTCCCAGGACGCCCTGTCGGAGAGCACCCGAAGCCACGCCAGCACGTCCTTGACCTCCTTGCGCTCGTAGAAGGACACGCCTCCGAGGACGAAGTGCGGCACCCCCGCGGAGAGGAAGGCTTCCTCGGGCGCCCTGGACTGCGCGCGAGCCCTGGTGAGGACCGCCATGTCCCGCCACCGTACCCCCTGTGCGTTGAGAGCCTTCAGGCGCGCTGCGAGGCGCTCCCCCTCGGCGTCGAAGTCTTCCGAGAGCCAGCCCTCGATGACCCCTGGGGTATCGCGGTCGGGCACAAGCTCCGCGGAGGACGGAGCGCCCTGGAGGAGCGATGCCATCTTGCGCTGCACCCTGTTGGCCATCGCCACGATGGTCGTCCCCGAACGATAGTTGCGGCACAAGGGCTGTACCGTGGCCCCCCAGGCGCCGGGGAAGGCGAGGAAGGTCTGCACCGACGCGCCGCGCCAGGAATGAACACACTGGAAAAAGTCCCCCACCACCATGTAGTTCTTGTGGTCCCGGGCGAGGAGCTCCGCGAGTTTGTGTTGGTCCGGCGATTGATCCTGGCACTCATCCTGTAGGAGGTAGTCCCACCTGGACGCCCACCGCAGACGGGTGCTCTCGTCCTCGAAGAGCCGCACGACCTCTGCCACGAGGTCGTCAAAGGTGAAGACCTTGCGCAGAAGGCGCAGGACTTCGGTGCGCCTGAAGGCGTCCTGCGCCTTGTGTGGGTCTCCCACAAGGGGACTGCGGCGGCTCCCGAGGCGCTTGGCGAGCTGGAGGAAGGCCGGGGAGTCGGGCTTGAGGAGGCTCACCTTCGCAAAAGCAAAAAGACGCTGGAGGTAGGTCGGATCCGCCCCCTTCCAGTTCATCGTGGACTCGTCCGCGCTCCACCCAACGGCCTGCTTGAGCATCCCGTAGTACAGGTGCTCCGTGTCGGGCCCCTCCCACCCGTCCTCCGGGCGCCAGCGCTTCTCCGTACGCAGGATCTTCAAGGCCAGCGCGTGAAAGGTCGAGACGGTGCCCACAGGAGACCCCAGGAGGGCGTCCAGCCGGGCGTTCATCACCTCCGCACCCTTCCTGGAGAAGGTCACCGCCAGGATGCGTGAGGGGTTGGCGCCCGCCTCGATGAGGTTGGCGATGCGTCGGGTGAGCGTGGTCGTCTTCCCCGTTCCGGAGCCCGCAGGGACGAAGAGCGGCCCCTCCAGGTGCTCCACCACCGCCCGCTGCTCAAGGTTCAACCCCCGGAAGATCGCCGCGGTATGGAACGGAAGGGCACCCTGGCTGTACATAGGTACAGGTTAGCGTAGGCCGCTCCCAAGGAAATGTCACAATGCGGATGCCCGTACTGTGACATTTCCCCGGGAACTACAGCGGAAGGCTCGGTGGGTGTGCCTCGAACCAGCACTTCTCGGCGTACATCATGGCGTCCTGGAGGAGATCGAGCATCTCGGGAAACTCCGGGTACGCCTCCCGGAGCTCCTGAAGCTGCCGGGCGTGCGCCGCAAGGAACCCCGCGCGGTCCACGATGGGGTGCGCGGCCACGCACCCGTTGAAGGCGTGCGTGAGCTTGGGGAGCACCTTGTCCGTCAGGCGCACGAAGCGGGCCTCGGGTTCCTCCTGCGCCTCGTAGACCGCGAGGAGCGCGGCCAGCCATGAGTCCTCCCCTAGCTCGGAGGATAGCCTGAGTCGTGCGGCGTCCTCGCGGGCCTTCTTCTGAGCCCTGGCCTCCAGGGAGATCACAAGGGTCTGCGCATCCCCCGCGTAGACCTCCGCGAGGTCGTGCACGAGGGCGAACGCGGCGACCTTCGCGCGGTCCAGGTGGGGCGGAGCAAGCTCGCAAGCAATGAGCCCGAGCATCACGGTGTGGTCGGTGTCGGTCTCAGGGCGAAGGCCATCTTCGTGCATCGTGGCGCGCTCGACGCGCCCAAATGCGAGGGAAATCCTGGCCAGAACCAAAGCCCGTGGGAGCGTTGCGCGGCTCATGGCGTCTTCGCGGGGCTCGTGGTGATGCGCGCGATGTGTCGCTGAAGGTACCAGAGGGCCTTCTGAAGATCCTCCAGCTCCCGCGCAGGGTCCTTCTTCCCCGCACGGGCGATGTACTTCACGGTGTTCCCGAGACAGAAGCCGAGGCCCCAGGCTTCAATGACACGGATCACCTCGTAGGGGTTCTCCGCGCCGCCGTAGTGGGCTGGATGGTCTACGGTTTCTGTCTTCGCTTGGTCGGCTGTCTCCGTGGTCATCGGAGCGCCTCGGCCACGGCGCGCACGACCGACTGAAAGAGCACGTCCTTCCTGCGTTGCGCCTCCGGCAGCTCCGCGTAGGGGACCATGCACGGAGACGTGCGTTCCGTAAAGCTCTTGACGGGGCCGTAGACCCACCCTTCCGCGGCGCGAGTCTGGAGCCAGAGTGCGTGCGACGCCTCGGGCGTGCCGCCGTCGAGCGCGTGCTGCGCCCCGGCGAGGACCCCTTGGCGCTGCGCGGGGGTGAGGTCGTGCCACGCCGGTGAGGGCGTGTCCCCGATGGTGGCACTGTAGACAGAGTTGACCTCGTGTGCCGCGCGTGCCGCCGCGAGCACGGTTTGCTCTACCTGCGCTTGCCTTGCCTTTTCTTCGATATTCATGGTTCGTGTCCTTAGTAGCTGTTGGGGTTCATCTTTGGTCATGGCGAGCCTCCTGGAAACTCCCGCACCCGTAGGTGCGCGGGCCACTCTGAGGGATCGGCGCCATGATGCGCGAGGCCCGTGACCTGATAGTGCCCGAAGCCGTCCCCATTGAACTGCACTCCCTTGCCGCATAGTCCGTGCGAGGGCCAGACCTCTGAGGCAGGGAGGGTCGTGCGGGGGTTGTCTCCTAGCTGCTTCACGAAGCACGGGACCCCAGCGGCTATACACTGCCGGAGGATGGATCGCGCCCACACCACCTCGAAGGAACGCGCGTCGGGACCGCTCTCCCCGCCGACGATGACCCACTGGACGGGCGGCGGCTTTTGAGACAGGTCAGGGTTGAGAGGCTGGAACTCCTCCAACGCCATCGTGAGGTCCACCGCCCCCAGCAGCGGCTCACAGCTCAGGAACCGCACGGGCGCGGGTACCCGCAGGAGGTGCGGGATGCGCTCCTCGGCGCGGCGTTGGTCCTCCACGGTGGTGCCCACCCATAGGTGCCGAGGCCAGTGGTCGAGCCACGCCGGAGGCACCATGCCTCGGATGTTTTCCGGACGCTTTGTGAGAAGCTGCACATCGAGGTGTGTACACGTCGCCAGGAGCGCCAGGGCCTCTGCGCGCCACGGGGCGACCTGGGGGTGAGCCTCGAAGATGTCCGAGAGGGAGCTCACGAACACCCGCCGACGCACGCCCGCGTCCCTGGCGGCGCGGTCCCACCGGGGTACGTCCTTCCAGACAGACTTGCCCCTGCGTCGCAGAGTGGTCTTCGGCGGCCCCCACAGAGGGAGCTTCTGCCTGTGTACTACCAGTGCCTCCGCGTAGCAGTTCTCACACCCCGGAGACACACGGTGACAGCCCCGCCAGAAGTTTGCGGTGTGGTCTGTCCAGGAGATACCTGTTGATTCGCCCACGGCTACTCCCGCGAACTCTATGAACGCCGGGGCTCTATGCAACCCCCGGAGCTCCCTGACTCATCGGCGCACCAGGGGATGCGGAGGCTGGAGGGGCCACTTCGGCCCCTGGAAGTTTGCAGGAGGGGGCGCCGCTGCCTCCAGGCGCTCGGCCACCCGGGTCCAGTAGGCGGCGGCGAGCCAACCCAGAGGACCGAAGGCGAGGGAGACGGCGGCGAGGGCGCGGGCTTCAGGAGCGGTCACGGGGGGAGTCCTTGGATGTGCGGGGAGAGGCCACGAAGATCCGACGGATGTCCCCGCGGATCCAGCGGGCGGCGGCCAGTCCGCCCAGGAAGCCCAAGGCGCAGGAGATGATGACTTCAGGGGTTGTCATGGGTTGACTCCGGGGTGCGGATGAAGGGTCGAGGGGGCTACCAGGGTGTAGCCCCCGTTCGGGAGAGTGACACGCGCCCAGCGGGTGCCCTTGAAGGTGTCCCAGCCCCGGAGGACCACACGGAAGACAGCGCCGTCCCGTCCGCGCCAGAGCAAGGGCTCCTGCGGGTGCGCGGCGAGGTGCTGGTCTAGTTCCTCGTAGGTCACTGCGTTCCCAGGAGATGCCGGAGGTTCCTCCGCGCATCCTCGGTCCGCGGCGCCGAGTACGCACGTCGCGCAGCCTCCTGCTCCGCGAGGTATTGCGCCCGAGCCCTGTCGGCCATCGCGTAGTAGGGCGCGATGTCGTGAAACTCCACGATGCGAAACAACCCGAGAAGCGGGTACTGTAGGAGCCCGCGGAGGTCTTCCTCGCGGCGGTACGCTTCCGGAAGCAGCCGAAGGATCCTCGCCTCACCTCCCGCCACGATCACCGCGAGGAGGGGATCGCTCTCGTTCGCCTGGGGGGCGTCCTCCAAGGACGCCCCGGCATCGGGGCGCGTGTAGTAGGCGAGGCGCTCTCGGTTCTTCAGGTAGAGCGCCGTGTACGTCGTGCCGCAGAGCCGCACGCCCTGAACGCAGTCAGGGCACCCGTCGTGCCCTCGGAGAGCGGGGGTCGGGGGGTCGTTGCCGAAGCAGGGCGCGAAGGGCGTTGGGAGGGGCTCGTCCTCGGGGAGCGCATCCAGGTGATGAAATAGCGCCCTCCTGTAGTGCTCCTCCTCCCACACGAGCTTCCCGCGAGCGTAGGCCGCGGCGAGCTTCGCGGGAGGTCGAACGACCTGGACACGGTACGCCTCCGGCATGTCCACAGGCGCGTCCTCGCCGAAGATCCTCTCCGCCAGCTTCAAGATGTCCGTGTCGGGCGTACAGACCCGCACACGCGGCGTGTGCGCGCTCATCCAGCCAAGAAGCTGATACTCCCCGTGGGTGTAGGTCTGCCCCCGGAGCGGGTACTCCAGACACCACTTCGGATCCTCGTAGGGATGCAGGGTCATACCCGAAGTGTAGCAACGCGGGGGCTATGGGCAAGAGGGAAACCGGACCGTACGGTCCGTGGGAGAAGGCGGTACTCGGAGGAAATGTCACACAATGTTGTGGGGATTGTGTGACAGGTCATTTGGGCAGTAGCGCCCGGGGGATGTGCGCTTTGCTAGAAGCCCCCGAAGCCGCCGGGGCCGAAGGATGGGACGCCCCAGACGGTGCCGTCGGGAGCGTAGCACTGCCCGGTGCACTCCCCGCGGAAGACCCGGATGGCCCGGAAATACCCGGGGCCCTCACGGACGATCCAAGCCTCGGCATCCCCCACCCAGGCGAGGGCCTCCTGGAGCGTCTCGAAGCCCGTGGTGGGGGTGTTGGGGGCGCTGGCGGTCAGGCGCGCGAAGTAGCGCCTCATGGAGAGTCTCCTTTCGGAACGGAACCGGACCGTGCGGTCCGAAGATGGAGGGGCTCGCTCGGGAGAAATGTCACACAATGGAGCTCTGCTTTGTGACATTTCCAGGGAGGATCCTCAGAAGCCCTCCGAACCCCCAGGGTCCGCTGGCTGGAGGCTCGATGGCAGGGCTACTGTTGTAGGAGCGCCCGGTACAGACCCCCAGGACCACTCGGAAGGCTATGGGAAAGGGCGCGACGCCTGCCTCCCCGATCCACGCCTCGCGCAGACCCACCCATTCCAGGGCCTCGGCCAGCGTCTCGAAGCTCTTGGCCGGGGTGTTGCTGTCGTGGGCGGTGATGCGTGCGAGGTACATCTCACGACCCCAAGCCCGGGGCTCGCCTTGAAGGGCGTCCTACCGGGCTCGGGTGTCGGACGCTAGTTCCTGGAGGCGCGGCGCGGCTTCGCGGGGGCTTCGTCTTCCTCGGGGAGGGGGATGGAGTCCACCACCGCCCGGACCCGCTGGAAGGAGCGCGTGGCGTCCTCCAGCGCCCTCTCGGGGTCCTCCGCGCTGGACAGCGCTCCGAGGAGCATGGGGACGGCGCTGGACAGGGCCTCGAAGGCCATGTCGGTGCCCTCCGAAAGCGTCCTCTGCGCTGCGAACACCCGGAGCTCCCGCGCCACCACCGCGGCGGTGTTCTCGGGGTTGCCCTCGGCGTCCGACTTCGAGAAGGGCAGGAGCCCCGCGGAGAGGAGGGCGGCCACGAGGCCCACCCCCATCCTGGAGGACAGCACCTTGTGGAGCTTCGTGAAGAAGGCGCGGTCACCCCCCGCCTCCCGGGTCACCCACCGCGCCACGAGGTTCACCAGGGGTCCGTGCACCCCCTTGGCGAACTTCTCGATCCCCACCCGGAAGGCCGCCTCCTTGAGCTCCCCCCGCGCCGCCGACGCCACCTTCGACCGCACAGGCGCCTCCTCGGGCTTCGCTCTGAGAGCCTTCGGGTCCGGCGCGACCCCCCACGCGATCCCCAGCTCCGCCATGAGCCCGGGACCGTGCTTGTCCGCCCACCGCGCCAGCTCGGTCGTGTCGCCCGCCGCCGAAGCGTGCCGGAGCATCGAGAGGACCTCGTTGTATTCCCTGTGATTCAGGATGGCCATGATGCGCTCCCAGGAGAGGCGTTCGTGCCTCCCACGCCAACAACATAGCAACTGGTTTCAGATTGGCAAGGCCAAAAGGAGGGGGAGTTGATTTTCTGGAGCACGGAACCGGAGAAAAGCACCCGGGGCACTTTTCACGGGAGGGGCTGACTTTTCACGAAGCCCGGCGCTTGCACAGGACGGGGGGACGCCTTCAGGTGCCCCTCCAGGAGCCGCACGAGGGCCTTTGGGGTGCCTTGGAAGCAGTAGACGTGGCCGTGTTTCTCGTAGGGGACGCGGAGGGCGAGGAGGCTTGCCCGCACGGTGTCGGCGCGCAGGTGGACCTTACGGGCGAGGGCAGAGACGGAGGTGTCGGGGCGGTAGTAGCGCTCCTTGGCGTCCTTCTCGGCTTGGATGGTCTGGGCCACCTTGTCCCAGTCCGCGGGGGTGAGCATCCAGTAGGTGCTGCGCCGAAACCCCAGGGACCTCGCCGTCTCACTGAGGCGCCCGTTGTCGATGTGCAGACGGCGAGCCGCCTGAGAAATCCTCTCCCCCTGAAACAGAAGGTCGGCGGCCAGCTCGTCCCAGAAAGCCCGGGGATAGCGCGCTCGGAGCCCCACCCCGTGCTTCTCCGTCGAGGAGAGAATGAGCGGGCGTCCCGGAGGCATCCGACGCCGAAGGGTGCCCGTCGCCACCCCAAGGCGCTGCGCCGCTGCGAGAATCGTCTCCCCCGCCCACCACACCTGCGCCGCCTGCGTGAGCTCGAAGCGCGCCACCCATCGCCCCGAAGTCCCGTACCCGCGAAGCCTCACGGGAACATCCGGGTGATGCTCCAGGAACGTCACAAGCTGCCGTTGGTGAAACCCCGTGATCGCCTCCGCCCTCTTCGGAGATACCCACCCCTGCATCACCGGAAGCCTGAGCTCCCGCGCCTTCCTAAGCACCGAGTTCCAGGATCGCCGTACCCCAGACGCCTCCCGAACCTTCGCCAACAACGCCCGCCGACTGAGTTCGTTCCACTCCCGCCGCAGCGTCGCCACCTCCTCAGGTCGCCACCACGGCTTCAGAGGCCCGTGACCGACGTACAGCCGGTACGCCGCCCGGACTCCCCCCGCCGTCCTGTTCAGCCGCCGACCCAGCTCCTCCACAGATACCTTGCGCCGCATCCCCTCCCGCAACTGGCGCCTCTCCCACTCCGTCCATGCTCGTCCTGCCATGCCCCAAACATACCCAAGGCGCTACCAAACGGTAGAACGTTACCGCAGCGCAAACGCCGTCAGGGAAACTCCAACCAGCGCAACCAGAAGCCCCCCCGCGAATCCCAGCCCCAGCGCATTCTGTTGCCACCACGAAGGCCGGAGCGCATGGACCGTACGGTCCGCCTCCCGAAGCGCCCCCTCGTACAGCTCCCGCTGCGCTCCCCATACCTCCCGGTCCGCCATGTAGTGAACCCGCAGCTCGTCGTACCGCACCCGAAACAACCCGTCCCGTACCGCCCGCGCCTCCGATACCAGAATCCCCCCTCTCGGAGGACACGGCATCGGCTGGTGATCGCAGCTCCCTGCCTCCAAAGCCTCCACCCACTCCCCCACAGGCACCCCCTCCGGTAACGCCTCCCCCCGAGGGTCCCCTGACATTGTGGAGGCCTCTACGCGCCTTGCCTCTGGAACGAGATTTCTGGGAAGCGGAGAAGACGCGCAGCCCAGGACCAAGCCGCCCAGGACCAAGCCTCCGAGGGACAGACAGCCCATGGGGAAGCGTTCTCGGACGGGGCCTCCTTGGGGGCCTCCTTGGGGGCTTCCCTGGGAGATGCCCTCTCTGGGGGCTCTGTTTGTCTCTGGAGCTCTGTTGGTCTTGTGGTTCATGGGGTGGGCTGTGTGGGCCTGGGGATGTTGGTGTGTCTAGGAGCGTAGTGATTTCGCCTAGTTAGGGAACTCAGTGAGGGAGGGCGTCTACGCTTTGGAGTAGGCGAGGAAGAGCTGTTTGAGTTTGGGGAGGGCGTCTGCGCGAGAGCTGTCGGACGATGGGGGTCACGAAGTGCTCTCGTGTGGGAGGGGCGGGGAGGACCACGGTCTGAGGGCCGGAAACTCCACGAAGGAGGAGTCTGGGGAGGGGAGGACGGGGTAGCGGGGCTGGAGGCCCCAGGGCGTACGGGTGAGGACGGCCTGCGGGGCGGGCTGTTGGGGTTGGACCGTACGGTCCGGTTTTGGAAGGGGAAGATACCGGGGGCGGGGCATCATGGCGATGTCTGGGTGGAGCATATCGCTGCGCGGAGGGGGAGTCACCTTGATTTGGAGGCTGAGATGCCTGCGATGACGAGGGTTTGGGTAGCGACTTCCTGTCTGGCGAGGCGCAGGAGTCCTTCGACGCGGGCGAGGTTCCGGCAGGCGTCGTCCCGCTCGCGGGTAAGGGTTACCACTTGGCGGCGAAGACGCAGCACCCATGCGAGGCACAGGGCGGCGAGGAGGAGGGCGAGGTCGTTCACGGGAGGTGTCTCCGCACGACGGTGACGAGCTCTTCGGCGTCTACGGGCCAGGAGAGGACGGCTACGGCGCCTCCGCGCAGGGCTGCGTCTACGCTTGTGGGTGCGAGGTCCTGGAGGATGACGATGACGGGGACGGGGACGACTCTAGCGGCGAGCTGGTAGAGGAGGGCGGTGGAGGTGGAGAGGGTCACGTCGATGACGGCGAGGCGGGTCTTGGGGAGGGCTACGAGGGTCTCGCTCGGCGTTGCGCAGGCGACGCCTTTGACGGGCAGGTGGCGCTCCAGGGCGCGTACGAGGGCGAGGGCGCTGGCGCGTTCCCGTACGGCAACGAGCACGGCGCGAACTTCGGTCACGGGACTCGGGCCCCCGCGAGGAGGTGCGTTTCCATCCTGTCGAGCCTGACCATGACCTGTTCATGGCGCTCGGTGGACTGGTTGCGCATGTGGGAGATTTCCTGAGCGAGGGCGGCCTGCTGGATGGAGGAGACTTCCAGAGCACGGAGCCGGGAGGCCAGCTCGCGGTTCTCGGTGCGATGCTCCGCGGCGTCCTTGTCCGCCCGTGCGCGCAGGTCCGTGATGTCCTTCTCGGTGTGGGCGGCGCCTTGCGCGTGGGCCCCCCACCGTATCGCCATCCCGACCACCGCGCCCAACGCCGCCAGAAGGAAACCGAGGAACGCTAGGAGGACGGGAGACACGATCATTCAGACACCTCGTCTGAAAGAACCCTAGCACGACCCCGAACCCCGACACAGGACGGAAAGACCGGGGGTCATGCGCAGAGGATGTGGACCGTACGGTCCAATCCGCGTCCGGTTGCTTCCTGGGACGGAGGCGCTCCCAGGCGCGGCGCTGGGGGTGTAGCGGATCCGAGGCTGGGTGCTACCGCTCGAATCGTGGCTTCCGGGCGGCGCGGGAGGGGGTATCCTTCTGGGGATGACGCTACGGGCGATGCTGGTACAGCGGGTGAGCATCCTGGTGCTGTTGAGCGCACAGGCTGTGGCGCGGCTTGTGGCTCGCCGGGCGGGGCTGGCGTGGAACGGGGACGTGTGGAGCTATCCTTCGCAGCGGTGGGCGGTGACGCGCACGGCCTCGGGGCTTCTCCTTCAGATCGACACGGATGCGGGGGTTCTACGTCATCGGGCGCGGCTGACGTGGCACGGGGAGCTGGCCTTCGCCACGCTGACGGAGCTTCAGCCCGAGGTGACGGTGGTGCTCCGCAAGGAGCTGGAGGTTCCGCCGGAGGTATTTGCGGCGGTAGGGGACGCATGACGGCGCCCGGATCCAAGGAGGCGCTGGGGGAGGCGCTGGCGAAACTCCGCGGGGCGCTGAACCACACCGAGTGTCGGCTGTTCAAGGGGGCGGTGCTGACGCCTTCGGAGCGCGTGAGGCTCCTGGACGCCTTCGGGCACTTCCTGCGCTGCGCAGAGGCGCTGGGGGCGCCTGAGCTATCCGGCAGACTTGAACGCGGTGGGGGTGAAGGCGTCCACGCGGGTGAGGAGCCGTAGCGCCCGCTGCACGTCCTTCCGGGCGTCGGGGCCCGCGTGCTGAAGGAGGGGCCACGTGCGGTCTGCGAGGTCCTCCCTGGAGTTTCCGAGGGCCGTCAGGTGCTGCACAGCCTTCGTGAGATCCTCTCCGTACTCTTTACCGAGGGCGATGCGCTCCGAGGCTGGAAGGCTCCCCCACTCGGCCAGGAGTTTGTCCATGTCCTCGAAGGCGTGGAAGAGGTGGTCGTTCTCCTGCGTGAGGGCCTTCTGCGCCTCGTGGAAGCGCAGGAGGAGGTCACTCACCTTGGAGCGCACCCCGGACTGCTTCCGGACGGACTCCGCAAGGCTGCGCAGTCTGTCCAGCGGATTCATGGGAAGTACCGGGTCCAGGCGGGCTTGTCGTGCTCCTCGACCTGCCCGAGGGGCTCGTTCCACATCTGTGTGCCCTTCACGACGTAGACGCCGCCGCGCTCCTTGGCGGCTTGCACAGCAGCGTCCTTGGATGCGAAGGTGTCCACCTCCGTCGCGTAGCCGTGGTCTTTCCCGAGCGTGACGACAGACCACACGTTGTCTGTGGCATCCTCTGCCGAGCCCTCCGCTGCGGCAGCCTTCGTCTTCGTCTCTTCTCTCGCTGCCTGGATCTTGTCGAAGGCGGCCTTCGCCTCCTTGACGAGGCGCTTCAGGATCTTGGGCGCGAGAATCCCATCTGCCCACTGAGGGAGGCGCTGAACGTCGCCCGCGCGCAGCGGAAACTCTCCTGCGTAGTCCTTGGATGCGCCGGGCAGCTTTTCAGAGCGGTCGGCCTCCCAGGCCCAGTACAGCGCCTTGTCTCCGCGCACCCCCCAGCGAAGCGTGATATACCCCGCAGAAGAGGCCGTGAAGTGTGCGTGCCCGTCCCTCCACTGAATGTCCGTGGGAATACCTGCCTTTTTGAGCTGCGCCTGGATCTCCAGCGCTTGCACCTTGGGAGGCACCTCCGGCTCTGTCAGAGCCGGAGGTGCAGCGCTCACTCGTACAGCTTCCGCGAGCACTGCGAGGCTACGAAGTCTGTCCAACGGGTTCATGGAACCGTCACGGCTCCTGGG